CGATGCGTATTGCGTAGGCCGTAGTCTTGTAGTGGTTGGTTTCCATCGTCTTCTCCAAAATGCCGCCCAACAAATCATTCAACCCGGACTGGCCGAAAAGCCGGCCAGCCGGTTAATTCAAGCGTTCGGCGTCACAATCACGGCGCGCACACGCAGCAATCAACATCGCCATTTGCATGCACTCGGTGACAGTCAACGCCGGGGAAATCGGCAGAAACATCGCCGGTTGGGTTAAGGGCCACGTATGCCGGGCGCCCCTGCGTTTCCGCAATCAATTGGGCCTTTTTAGCCATCGGCTGCAAGCCCGGCCAAATCTCTTCAATTTTTCGCGTTGCCATGGTTCTTCCTCCGTAATGTGCCGCCGAACCCGTCGCTCCAGGCGACACGCCGCAAGCGGCGTCCGCCTGAGCTAGTGCGTTAGAAGGCAGCTTCTTAGCTTGCCCGCCTTTCGATACCCAAATTCCGCGCTCTGGTGCAATGCCATTCATGTCATTGCCCCAGCACTCTGACCAATACTCATTCACCTCATTCGCTCCGGGATCGTTCATTCCAGCTTCGACACATACTCGCCTAGCGTCGGCTATCGAATACGCCGCTACGCATACGCTCGCGTGTTTCCATTCGCTCTGTGGCAGCACGCCGTATGGGCGCCCGTTCCACAATCTCAATTCTTTTGCCATACCAATCCTCCTTATCAACCAGCCTTCTAACTCCACGGTACAGCGGACCTTCGCTGCGCTCAGTCCGCTAACCTTTGGCGTTGGGCGGCAAATCCACCCACTCAGCGTATTCAGATGCCGGCACAAAAATCGCCACGAGGTGCAGTTCCTTATCCCGTGCCTTCATGCCCTGCGGGCTGGCTGCGTTGTCGCGTGCCGTCTCCAGCAGTTTTTCGGCGGCCTTCACGTAGTTGGCATCGGCGAATGTCTCAAGTCTGGTATCCCTGTCCTCAAGGCACCACACCACCAGCTTTTGCTCTTTCTCAAGTTCGGCAATCATTTCTGCCGCTGCGTCTCTGGCATAGCGCAGTTGTTCTAGGCTCAGTTTTCCAAGGTATTCACGTGTTCCCATCATTCCTCCGTCAGCCGCCCAATATTTCAGTCAACGCGGACCTTCGCCCATCCGCGCTTTACGTCAGCCTCGCGGGCCTGAAACTTCTTACCGCACCAGCATGTCCTTTCAATCATTCCCATTTTTTACTCCTTTTCAGCGTTGACCGCAGCCTTATTAATCCAGAATTTAAGCTGCTCCCGGCAAGTCCTGATATACCCCGGCGTGCATCTGGCAATACCGAGATCAACCAAGCAATTCAAGTGCCGTCGCGTGGATGTTCGCGATGAGTCGAGAACTTCAGCCACTTCCTTTGCCGACCATTTTTCACCGTCAGAAAGTAGCGCGATAATCTTTTCTCGGAGGATGCGGCTGAGTTCGTGAACGCTGACGCGCTTTCCGGCTGGCTTGGTGTAGCCGACTGGTTTAATCCGCTTATCCTGCATTTCAGGGGCGACATAGCGGCGAACATTGCTGTGGATGTAGGGCGATGGCTCGACGTGGTGGGATTGGGTCATGATTCGCTCTCCGTAAGCGAGTGGATAGGTGGATGCCCCGCACGCAGGGCATGGGCCTAGCTACTCAGTGGTAAATGACGCGCCTTTCAGCGCCAGGCCGCGACCGGCCAAGGCTGATTTGATTTCGTTCAAGGCTCTGCGGCCAAGATTCGGCGTCATCAGTAGGTCACGCTCGGTCTGGTTGGTCAGTTGATCGATTGTCGTAACATTTATTGCGGACAGGCAATTGACCGCCCTCACGGAAAGCTCAAGATCAAAAACATTTCCCACAACGACACGAGGCTGCAAAGGTGCAATCCACTGCTTAAGCTCAAGCAGTTCGTCAAGCCCGTTTAATTCAATCGTTATTTTCATTTTCAACTCCGTGTAAAATGATTGCTGCGCAGTAAGCAATCACAGTATAGCAAACGGATAAAAAATGACAAGCGAACATTGCGAGGCGAAGGCGGAACAGGCGCGAGTCATGGCGCTATTCAAGGCCGGCCGCAGCAAGAGCGAGATTGCCGCCGAGCTTGGCAAGACCAGGGCACAGGTGGCAAAGCTGCTTGCCCAGGCAATTCGGGGTAAGGCTAATGCTGGGGCGTAAAAAAAGCCCGGATCACCGGGCCTTTATACGCTCACATAATGTCGAATTCGCTCGGATTCGCAGCCGAATATCTGCCGTTGCTCATCCAGTATGCGAGTCGGTCAACTCCGCCATTGATGTCAAAGCATTTTCCGGAAAATTGATAAATCGGCTCGTCATTATGCTCGCGCTCGACAACGGCAAAATTCCCGTTTCTCATCCTGTAGTTGTTCTCGGCCTCTATGTTCATGATTCGCTCCTTGATTTGATCGTAAAAAGTTCCCATAGCGCGGCATCCATTGACCGCGTGCCAGCTTCCCACTGTTGCCAGTTGCGTTGGGTGCGATGCACCAGCGCGGATGCGGCTGCGGTGGAAAGCCCGGCAGCAGTTCGCGCCGCTCGGACTTGTTCCGGCGTCGGGTTAAGCACGACCGGCGGCCTTGAAGGTGCCAGCACTGTACTTATGTCCTTTGTGCCAAAGGATCTGATTGCCGGCATCATCTGTGCGAACTTCGTAGATTCTGCCGTTCTTGTTGTACTCGGCAAGCATCGCTTCGACGGAAGCGGCATATTGAATCACGCCGCTGGTGCAAAAAAGGGCGATTTCATTGGTTTTCATGATCAATCCTTGATTGACTTGGAAAGCCCGGCAAGCTCGCGGTCCTGCCGGATTTCGGATGGGGATGGGTTAGAGGTCATAAGCCGAACTGTCACCGTTGATAAAGTCCTCTTCGCAATGCGCTTCATAGGCTTTTACCAACTGATCGAGGGTTTGATACCGAGCATCTTGATAGCAATGAACAAACGCATTTTGCTCGGCTACAAACTTGTACAGATGATGACCTTCTTGACGGTATTTAGCGTTTTGAGTGGTTTGCATGATCTTCTCCGGTTCGTTGGTGGGTTGCGATGCGCTACCCATGGCTTCACTATAGAAAGCGAACAACGTTCGCGCAAGAGTTATTTCGCATCGAATGAAAATAAATTTGCGAGGGCCGCATGATCGAGCAGTTAGCCATCGCACTGACTGGCGTAACCGCCATTGTCCTTGTCCAGTCCGGTAGCGCCCGACTGCGCCGGTTCGCGTGCCTGTTCGGATTGGCCGGGCAGCCAGCGTGGTTCTATTCCGCGTATCAGGCAGGGCAATGGGGCATATTCGGCCTGTGCGTGCTTTACACAGCAGCATGGGGGCATGGCTTCTGGGTGCATTGGGTTCGGAGGGCTGGGTAATGGGTAATCCGCAAGCAGTGCCAATGATCCGCAATGATCACACACTAGACCGCCCGGACTTCCGCGTATCCGCAGAGGAAGTCTTCGACGCCCTGCGTAAATTGCAGAACGACGACGATTCGGCATCATTTACCACCTGCGATATTGCCCGTGCGCTGGAAAAGAGCCATCGCGGCATAAGCCCGCACCGTATAGAACGATCAGTCAGGGCGGCGGTATTTTGGCTATGTGAGCGTGAAGTGGCGCATGTTACCGGCCATACGGTCAAGATTACCGAGGCCGGCTGCGTCTCAAAGCCTTTTACCTACGCACTCTATCCCGGCCGGATGTGGAGCAAGAGGGAGCGCGATACGATCCGCAGCGTCTGCGACTACGGCCTGCTGATGCGGGCCTTTGTCCGCTGAAATGCTGGCTTGTTTCGCACAATCCCGGCATCTATCAATAGTGCGGGGAATTTTCTTGTGGTGAAGAAGGTGGCCAAGACGCGGGTAAAGGCAGGAACGTCCAAGGCGTCCGCAGAGGATCGCCGAGCAAGGTTCGTTGAGGCATATTTGTCCAATGGTGGTAACGCCTCAGATGCCGCCATACAAGCGGGTTACAGCGCCGCAAGCTCTCGCCGCCAAGGCCATAGACTGGCAACAGATGTCCACATTTTGGCATTACTGGACAAAAGACGCGCCGAAGTCTGCGCAAAGCTCGAAATATCTACCGAGCGAATTCTCCAAGAGCGCGCCAGGCTCTCGTTCTTCGACGTTCGCAAGTTGTTTGACAAAGATGGACAACCGATCCCGATTCATGAGCTGGATGACGACTCGGCCGCGGCGATTGCCGGCCTTGAGGTAGTCGAGCAATTTGAGGGGTCCGGAGACGACAGGAAGTTCGTCGGCCACCTGAAGAAATACAAGCTGTCCGACAAGGGCGCATCTTTGACTGCGCTCGAAAAGCATCTGGGGATGTACGAGAAGGACAACAAGCAAAAAACCGATCCGCTCACAAGCCTGCTGCATTCGATTGCCGGTGGCAGCGGTAGTGCATTCAAGCCGATTGCGAACGATCCTGAGCGAATGCGCGATGGCAAGGCAAAAGGCTGACGCATGGCGGTGATCAGCGACGCGCCGCTTTTTCCGCTCCCGGCATCCGCTGAAGAATTGGCAAAGTGCCTGGCTGATCCGGAGTGGCGATTGTTTTCAGGTTGCCTCTACAAGATCATGATCAAGGGCGACGACAAGATGCGCCCCGATGGCTCGATCGAAGAGGCTGATTCGTTCGTTCTGCCGTTCCGGCCCAACAAGGCGCAGCGCCGGTTTATTGCTCGGCTGTGGCACCGAAACCTGATCCTGAAAGCGCGCCAGCTTGGATTCACGACGTTGATTGCTGTCATGTGGCTGGATCATGCGCTGTTCAACGCGAACCAGCGCTGCGGCATCATTGCCCAGGACCGTGACGCCGCCGAGGCTATCTTTCGGGACAAGGTTCGGTTTGCCTACGAGAACTTGCCTGTCGAAATAAGAGAGCGATTCCCGCTGGATCGGGATAGTGCCGCCGAACTGCTTTTCAAGCACAACAACAGCAGCGTGCGCGTGGCTACATCGATGCGCTCCGGGACAATTCATCGCCTGCACGTTTCAGAATTCGGCAAGATTTGCGCGAAGTATCCGGACAAGGCCCAGGAGGTCGTTACCGGCTCAATTCCGGCCGTGCCGCTCAATGCCGTGCTGGTGATCGAAAGCACGGCAGAGGGCAGGGAAGGTGACTTTTACAAGATGGTTCAGGCTGCAGAAGCCGATGATGCGTCCTCGAAGGAATTGACGCCGCGTGATTACCGATTGCATTTTTACGCGTGGTGGATGGAAGAGAATTACCAGATCGATGCAAGAACCGTCGAGCTGACGCGCGAAGATCAAGAATACTTTGACGAGGTTGAGGTCACGGTAAAGGCTGCGCTCGATATTGACCTGCAACTAAGCCCCGGCCAAAAGGCATGGTATGCGGCGACCAAGCGCGCCGACTTCAATGGCGCCGAAGAGCGGATGTGGCAGGAATACCCGTCATTCCCTGCCGAGTCGTTCCAGATCAGCACGCAAGGCAACTGGTACGCGAAAGACATGGTGGCGCTACGCAAGCGCGGCGGGATTACCCGCGTTCCGGTGCTCGACGTTCAGGTGAATACATTTTGGGACATCGGCAATAGCGACGGATGCGCGATCTGGTTTCATCAAGACCTGCGCGGCGAGGATCGGTTCATCAACTACTTCGAGGCGCACAACGAGGATTTACGTCACTACGTGGCCGAACTTCGCGCTAAGGGATACGTGTTTGGCGCCCACTTCTTGCCGCATGATGCCGACCACAAGCGGCTTTCTGATTTCAACAAAAGCACTCGCGAAATGCTTGAGCAACTTCTGCCCGGTGAAACTTTTGTTGTCGTCCCGGTGATTACTGAATTGGTCAATGGGATTCACCAGACTAGGAAGCATCTCAAGAGCGCCTATTTCGATCAGACAGCTTGCGACAAAGGCATCAAGCGTATCGAGGGCTATCGCAAAAGATTCAACCGCGCCGAAAACAGATTTACCGACCAGCCTGACAAATCGAATGGATGCAGCGAGGGAGCGGATGCCCTTCGTCAATGGGCGCAGGCCAAGGAACTAGGCTTGCTCGAAAGCGCATCTAGCCGAGGCGGCAAGTACGAAGAACCCCCTCCCGCCGACTGGCGCACGTAACGAGGCACCAAATGAACTACATGACACCGCCCAAATCCGCCGACCGTGGCGATCCAATGACCGTCGAAGAGTACGCCACGATCATTGACGAGGTTATTGACCAGCCGCCGTGGCGTTTGCAGGCCGACATTGAGGCCGATTATGTCGACGGCAATCAACTGGACTCCAAACTGTTGCAGCGGCTGCGCGAAGTCGGCATTCCGCCGGCCAAGGAAAACATTGTCGGCCCGGCGATTGCGGCAGTCTGCGGCTACGAAGCCAAGACGCGAACCGATTGGCGCGTTACACCGGATGGTGAGCCGCAGGGACAGGATGTTTCGGACGCGCTGAATTACAAACTCAACAAAGCCGAGCGCCACTCCAAGGCCGATGAGGCGATGAGTGCCGCGTTCCGGCCGCAGTGCAGCGTTGGCATTGGCTGGGTTGAGGTGGCAAGGTCGAATGATCCGTTTGGCTACAACAAGCGCTGCCGCTACGTCCATCGCAATGAGATTTATTGGGACATGCGCGCCAAGGAATCCGATTTAAGCGATGCGGCTTGGTTGGTGCGGGAGAAATTCACCAAGAAATCACGCGCCAAGTCGGCATTCCCCAAGCACAAGGAATTGATCGACGGCGCCGATTCGGCGAGCGGCATGGGCGGCTATGGTGGTTACGTGGTCGAGGGTGGTATGAGTACCGGATTGCAGCCGGGTATCAACGTCAACCGCGCCTGGACGACAAAAGAACAGGCTTGGTATCGCCGCGAAACTGACGAGGTGTGCATTGTTGAGCTGTGGTATCGCCGCTGGGTGAGTGTCTATGTGCTCAAGTTGCGCGGCGGTCGAGCGGTTGAGTTTGATGCTGACAGCCCAGCGCACCAAGCGGCGGTGATGTCGGGTCAAGGCAATCTGGAGAAATCCACCGTCGCCCGCGTGCGTCGCAGCTATTGGCTTGGGCCGCATTGCCTGGACGATGCGCCAAGCCCGTATCCACACCCGTATTTCCCCTATGTGCCGTTCTGGGGCTACCGCGAGGACATGACCGGCATTCCATTCGCGCTGGTCCGTGACATGGTTTTCCCGCAGGACAATCTCAACAGTACGATTGCCAAGCTGCGCTGGGGTTTGGCTGCGACCCGCACCGAGCGGACCAAAGGTGCCGTGGCAATGTCAGACGATCAATTTCGTCGCCAAGTTGCCCGACCTGACGCCGACATTGTGCTCGATGCCGAGCATTTCCGCTCCAACCGCGGCGCCCGCTTCGAGGTCAAGCGCGATTTTCAGCTCAATGCGCAGCAATTCCAGTTGATGGCCGATTCGCGGGCGTCGATTGAGCGAGTGAGCGGCATTACCGCTTCGCTGCAAGGCCGACAAGGTACGGCGCGTTCCGGCCTGCAGGAGCAGACGCAGCTTGAACAGTCGCAGGTGTCGATTGCCGACTTGATGGACAACTTCAAAGCGGCGCGGGCATTGGTCGGTGAAATGCTGTTGGCGATGGAAATCGAAGACATTGGCCACGAAGAAGAGGTGGTAGTGATTGAGGGTGACGTACTGAACGAGGCCCGCGAGGTGGTATTGAACAAGCCAGAGCAAGACCCTGAGACTGGCTTGCACTACCTGAGCAATGACGTGCTGCGCACCAGAATGAAAGTATCGCTTGAGGATGTGCCAAGTTCGAGCAGCTTCCGGGCGCAGCAATTGAACTCGCTTTCCGAGTCTATCAAGGCGATGCCGAGCGAAATGCAGACGGTGGTCTTCCCGTTCATGGTCGACTTGATGGACTTGCCGCGCAAGAAACAGGTGGTCGAGGCGATCCGCAATGCGTCCGGCCAGGCCGACCCAAACCAGATGCGCGAGCAGATAAAGCAGGAATTGATGCACGACATCAAGGAGCGCGAGATTGCCAACAAGGAACGGCTGACCGGTGCGCAGATTAATAAACTGATGGCCGATGCGGTGCAGGTTGGTGTGGCCGCTGCGTTCTCGGCGATGCAAGGCGGCGCTCAGGTGGCACAGATGCCGCAGATTGCGCCGATCGCCGATGCGATCATGACTAGCGCGGGCTATCAGGCGCCGTCACTCGCAGCGGATGACCCTAACTATCCGACTGCGGCCATTACACAGCCGGCTATCGAACAAGTGCCGCCCGAATTGCCCCCTGGTGTGCAGCAAAACACCAGCCCGAACTTCCCACCTGTGCCGCAGCAACCGGCGTCCGGCATGGGTGGCATTGAAACGGCCACCGTGGCCGATAACGTTTAAGGAGATTCAAAATGACTGACCAAGTAATCGAGCAGGAAATTGTAGCCAAAGGACTGATCGCTCCGCGCATCACGCCGAATGATGTCGAGGCGAATATTGCCGATGTCGAGATTGTCAAGCACGTATCGAAGACTGGCCAGGTATTGCGCTGGGCGGTTATCACGACTCGTAACGGTTATGCCGTAGTCGGCAAGCCATCGTGCGCCGTGTCTTCTGCCAATGACAATGCCGAGATTGGCGAGAAGATTGCCATCACGAATTCACGGGAAGAGTTGTGGCCGCTCATGGGCTACGCGCTGAAAGAAAAGCTGGCCGTGCCATCGGTCGACAAGGAAGAAGGGCGGCCGGCATGAGCATTCTTCCCCACCAACAGCGCGTCATCGAAGAGAAGGCAGAACTGGATGCCCGGCTCGGCAACCTGATTCCGTTTCTGTCATCCGATGCCTGCCACAGCCTGCCGTTCGATGAGCGCGGTCGGCTGCATCGTCAATCGGAAGTGATGCGGGAGTATTCGAGCATCCTTGGTGAGCGCGTTGCCGCCTTTGGTGCCGCAACCTAAGACAGCCCGCATCAATGCCGCACACAAGCCCGCCACTCGGCGGGTTTTCTTTTTGTGCCTGCTGAAAATGCTGGCTTTTATTCAAGAATCGCGCCAAGCCAAACGCTAAGGCGAATGGCGTAACCGCTCCAGCACAACGGAGCGCAACCCAATCAGGCCCAGCCGGATAGCTGGGATGGAGCGCAAATAGTGAGCACCGAAGCCCAAGCAGCATGGAAACTACTCGACGCCGCCGCAGCCGGCACGTTGAATCTCGACGCCACGGATGTGGATACGCCGAGCAAGGTCGCACCCGTCGCCGAACCGGCCGCAGTCGTTACACCTGAGACTGAAGAAGTCGAAGGCGCCCCGATTGCTGCCAAGTCCGGCAGTTACACCATTCCCTACGAAAAACTGTCTGAAGCTCGTAGCCGCGCCAAAACGCTGGAAGAGGAAAACATCACTCTGAAATCGCAACTGGCCGACTTGAGCGCGCAGCAGCAAGTCAACCTCGCTGCCGCCACGGCTGACGCAACGGCTCGCGCCAATGCCGGCCAGGCGCAGACGAACGCTGATCAGCAGGTATCAATTGCCCAGGCCGCCATCGGCCAAGGCGTTGACCCTGATCTGTTCGGCGACTTTTCGGAAGAGGCCATAGCGCGTGGCGTTAATACGCTGATCAATGCGCAAATGTCGACCCAGGTTCAGTCTCGCGTGGATGCGCGGGTCAATGAATTGCTGGCGCCGATGTTCAAGCAGCAGCAAGAGGATGCGACGACCGGGCACTACAAGGCGATTTACACCGCCCACGAGGATACCGACTCTATTCTCGAGAGTGGCGAGTTCGCCCAATGGCAAGCGGCACAGCCGTCCTACGTGCAGGGCAGCATCGCTGCAATCCTGCAATCGGGTACGGCAGCGCAGGTGATTGAGGTTTTCGACTCCTTCAAGGCAGCAACCGGAAAACCAGCAACGGATCAACAGGCGGCCATCAAGGCCAGGGTCGGCGCAGCCATCAAGGCCGCTACCGACGTAGTGCCGGCCAGCCTGTCCGAATTGTCTGGCGGCTCAGTCGGGGTTAGCGACGTGGAACGCGCAACCGCACTGGCCGGCGATCCCGCAAAGCTCATGGAATTCATGGCGAGTTTGAGCCCGGAAAAGGCCAATCGACTCATGAACAGCATGGTGTAAGCACTCGCGCCCACAAGCAATCAATCAACGTGCCTCTTTTGAGGCTACGCCATCCCATTTAGGAGGACATAATGTCCAAAACTACCACGGCTGCGGGTTCTCCCAACGCTCAGTTTGTCCAGGCTGCCGGGCTGTTCACTCAGTCTATGCAGCGCAATTCCACCATGAATCGCATGGTTGGCAAGATGCCATCCAGCGAAAGCGAAGTCGCCGAAACCCTGCGCAAGCAATCCAGCACTGATATGCCGATTGTCCGCACCGTCGATCTGTCTCGCGGCAAGGGCGATGAGGTTGAATTCCATTTCGTCCAGCCGACCGGCGCTTACCCGATCATGGGTTCCCGTCAGGCCGAAGGCAAGGGTGTCGGTATCTCGCTCGACAAGGCCCGCGTTCGCGTCAATCAAGCGCGTTTCCCGGTCGATCTCGGCGACACCATGAGCGATATTCGCTCGCCGGTTGATTTCCGCAAGATTGGCCGTCCGATTGCACAGTCCTTGATGGACGGCTATCAGGATCAGTCCATGCTGGTGCATTTGGCTGGCGCACGCGGCTTCCATGACAATATCGAATGGCGCTTGCCTACCGCTAGTCATGCAGATTTCGCCGAGATGGCGATTAATCAGGTCAAAGCTCCGACCAAGAACCGTCACTTCATCGCTGACGGTGATGCCATCAAGCCGTTTGCAGTCAGCGTCGGCGATATTGACCTTGCCACCACTGACTTGCTGACAATGGATGTGGTTGATAGCGTCCGCACCGTGATCGAGTCGATTGCATTGCCGCCGCCGGCCATCAAGATCCCCGGCGATGTGGTCGCTGAAGATTCGCCGCTGCGTTGCATGCTGGTTTCGCCGGCTCAGTACCATGCCTTCTCGCAGGATGCCAATTTCCGCCAGTTCCAGGCCAGTGCGATGGCGCGGGCCAGCAAGGCCGGCAATCACCCGCTGTTCTTGGGTGAGGTTGGTTTGTGGAATGGCGTCTTGCTGATGAAGATGCCGAAGCCGATTCGCTTCTATGCCGGCGACACCATCATGTATTGCGCCTCAAACGAGACGGAGACCGAAACCTCTTGCGTTGTGCCGGCCGGCTTCGGTACGACTCATGCAGTTGATCGTGCCCTGCTGCTCGGCGGTCAAGCACTGGCCCAAGCCTTCGCTTCCAGCCGTCACGGCGGCATGCCTTTCTTCTGGAAGGAGAAGGGCTGGGACCACGACGACAAGATGGAACTGTTGATTGGTGCCATCCAGGGTCTTTCCAAAATTCGCTGGCTGGTGAATCAGGGCAACGGTGCCAAGCACTACACGGACCACGGCGTTATCGCCATTGATACCGCTGTGCCAATCATCGGCGCCCGTAACTAAGTAGCAAACGCCGGGCTGCTTACGGGCGGCCCGGTACTTTGACCCAATTCAGGAGGCTCAAATGGCCACGATTACCCAGAAGTTCAATCCCCGTCTCAATGTCGGGGCTACGCCGTGGGGCAATACCCACGGTCTTAAATACACCCTTGAAACCGGCGCTACCGGCGCGGCGCTCAATGCGGATTCGACGGCTGCGATTGCTATTGCGGACAAGGTTCGCATCGGCGTTATCCCGGCCGGCACCACCTTGCTCGATAGCTTGGCGATTCTCTCGGTGGCCATGACCGCCGCCGTGACCGGCAAGATCGGTTTCGAGTACGTCGATGGCGTCGATTCAACGGCTGTGCCGCAGGATGACGATTATTTCCTTGCTGCCGGCCAGTCTTTGGCGACTGCGGCCCGTCTGCGCAACGTCACCACGAATGCTTCGGTGACGCTGCCCAAGGATGCCTGGTTGATCCTGACCACGGCCGGCGCGGCCAATGCCAAGGCGAGCAAGCTTGACTTCATCATTTTTGGCGCCAGCGAAGGCGTTGCTTAATAAGCATGCCTGATTAGGCCCAGCGGGGCGGGTTCGCTCGCCTCGCTATTTTGTTGCAACGAAAGGAAATCACCGTGGATTTGGTGCATCTCAAATATAACGGCCGCAAGGTCTTCAAGGACAAAGCGTCCAAGACTTCGTGGGCGCCGGGTGATACCAAGCCAGTCACGGTCGATACGGCGCGTCGCCTCAAGAAGTTTATCGAATTTGCGCTGGCCGAGCCGGGCGAACAGGTTGAGGCGGGCGACGTGCAGGCTGCGCTGGTGTTGCAGAACGAGATCAGTCAAGAGGCCAAGCAGGAGCGTGAGCAAGTTGAGGGTGTGCTGCTGACGATTGAGAGTATGGACAAAGGCGCACTGGAAACCTATGCCGCCAAATACGAGGTTTCACTCGACCGCCGCAAGAAGACCGAGGATTTGCGCGTTCAGGTAGCCGGTTTGGTTGAGCAGTTCGGGGCGCGTTGACATGAAACTGGCCGAACTCACTCGCCGCTTTCGCGCCGACGCCAAGGATGAGGTCAAGCCTTATCTGTGGTCCGACCGGACAATCAAAGACTTTTTGAATGAGGCCGAGCAACGGGCGTGTGTTTGTGGGCGCCTGATCCTTGAAGAGAGCGATTCGGCGGTTTGTGAAATCAGCCTGAGCGTCGGGGAGCATACCTACCCGTTGCACGCCAAGCTGTACGAAATCGTCAGCCTGAATATCGTCAATGCGGCCGGCGAAATGCAGTCGATTGAGCTGCGCAGCCGCGAATGGCTCAATGCCAATGAGCCCGGATGGCGGGCTAGTACCTGCCTGGCTTATGCGGCGATTCAGGGTGATACCAGTATTCGCGTTGTGGGCGAAATCCTTGAGGGCGACGAACTGCTGATTGAGGGCTATCGCCTGCCGCTGGGCAATATGGAATCCGACGACGACTCTCCTGAAATCCACGAGTCGCATCACGTCCATTTGATTGATTGGGCGCTGCACAAGGCGTTTCTGATCCCCGATGCGGATGGCTTCGACCCGACCAAGGCGGCCGAGCGCGAGGATAAATTCACCCGTTACTTTGGACCGCTGCCGGATAGCGACATGCGCCGCGCCACCCGTAGCGACTCGGTTCAACACAACAAGTCACATATCTTCTAAGGAACCACTATGAGCAGCGACCCGACAAAAACAGGTGTCAAATATATCGGCAATGATACGCCGTTTGTTGATGCGCTCTATGGGTCTGGCCTCAAGTTCATGCCAGATCAAACGCGGTTGGTTGAGCCGGAACTTGCTGCAAAGCTGACGCGGCACGCAGAGTTTGTTGATGACGACACGTTTGATTATGTGACGGCAACTACTAATCTCACCGGGGTGATTGAATTTTCGGCAGGCAATAGCGCGGTCGCGGTGCAGCAGCTTGGCCCGTACAACGAAAATAAATTGACGGCGGTCGATTACCTGCCGTGGTTGTTTTACTCGAAAAATTCAACCTACCGTTTCGGCAAATCCGGAACCGTTGGCGACGGCATTCTCTACCGTCAATTGCTCGCCGACGGAACCATGAGCAATGGGGCAAACGTAACCTCGCTCTACAAAGAGGATGGAACCACGTTGATTACCTCTGGCTCCGTGATGGGCGCGTGGGCTTGGGATGACCTGCTACTGATGCAGGTGCTCGACATCACGACCGGGAAGTATCATCTGTACAAGTCCATCGACAACGGCGCGACATTTGGCGCGAACTCTCCGCTGTTCAATGACGGTAAAGTGTCATACTCGGTTGGCTGGAACGTCGCCAAATCCACGTCTGCCGCCGTGCTGTCGATCATGGCGCAGTGGTCGCTGTGTCGAGGCACGAACTACCGTGGCGAAGATATGATTGTGTTTGGCCAGTACAACACCAACGGGCTGCGAACTGCCGGAGGTGCTAACGACTGGTCGAATGTGATCTGCTCACGCAACGGCGGCACCACATGGGATGTCGCGCTTGAACTGAATACGGGCGGCACGAATATTGTTCGCCATTGCCATGCCTGCTTTTATGACTCATACACCGCAGAATTCTGGATTTGCTATGGTGACGGCACCGAGTCGGCGTATTACGTATGGGATGGCGTCAGGGCGGCCCCGGCGAATGTGCGAGCGAGTGAAATCGCTCAATACAAGGGTTGGCGCGGCATGGATCAGTTTAATAATCCGACCGGCGACTACTACACCGGACAAGTCACAATCCTGCTATTTACTCCGACCGAAGTCATTGCCCCGATTGACCACGGCTACACTGCGGCGCGTGGCATCTACACGCTATCCCGCGATCTAACCGTTTTTCAAAAGCTGACTGGCGGTCTTGAAATCGGCCAGCCGGTCAATCACTCTCTCTACTCTGGCTGCATTGATCCAGTCAGCAAGACAATGTTTGTCTCATCGCTGATCGAGCCTGATGGAACTAACGTTTCCGCTGACTGGACATTGTGGATTTGGGCGGCAACCAAAGACGGAAATTATCGCGACTGGAAACGGGTTGGTCGCTATATGTGCGATACGCTCCGCACATCGCGAACCCATCAGATATTTACCGGAGAGGATGACGGGAAGCTATATATCGGTAGTTCAGGCGGCGCGGGAAAGGATTACCACTCAACTGCTATTTGCACGGTTGACGGTGTTTTTGAAAGCGGTGATGAAGAAGCTGTTATCCATCCGGTTTATTGGGTGCATGGTACGGCAGGACTTGATACGAATACCGGGTACAGCCCGGCGACGGCCTATAAAACGCTGAATTGGGCGCTGCGATCCAGTCGCGTCACCACATCGTCTTTAGTCAATGTTGCTGCGGGTCCGGTTGATGAAGGAACGTCCTCATATACCCTTGGTGTCAGTTCGTCGGCCAAACCGGCGCAAACAAACTACCCTGTAATTGTGCGTGGGGCAGGCCGAAAAGCCACAATTGATACTGGCAATACCGTTGCAGGCATCTTTAATCAAGGCGCGACTGGGGCTCACTATCGCTTTGAGTCAATGAGCTTTGTCAATCTGGCGCAAGGCTCGATCTTTAACCAATCCTCAACGACTCCTATTTCTATCACCGTCGAGTTCCGCGACGTGTATCTCAACACGGGCGGCAGTGTCGGTATCCGTGCTGATTCGGGCCGCTCGGTGATCAGCGAGTTTGAGGCTGACCTTGGCTCTGGCGGGCAACTCGTGCGCGCTGACTTCACGGCATACCAACAAATTGTCGAAGTTAAATCTGGCGTTGCTCGCGGCGGAAAGTACATCGTCGGCTGGCAAGGCGCGGCGAATTCGTCGTGTCTGGTTGAACACGTTACGGGCATCCTGCAAACGCAGTGCGGCATTGATGCTCAAGCGGCAGCTACGGTAATCCCGACCGTCAAGAACTGCGCTTTTGATTCCGCAACGGCAGGCGTGCGTGACTCCAGAACAGTAAAAACAAGCGCCGATAATCTTGTTGACTACAACGTCTACAAAACCGCAAACAGCACGCTAGTTGGCGGGGATCAGCACAGCAAGACAAGTGCTGATTTGCAGTTGATCGGGTCAAGTGGGATACCAAAACAAAGCAGTCCGGTCATTGCCGCCGGGACGCTGAGCGTGTCTGCGGTTAATGATGCGTTCGGTGACCCACTTGTAACGCCCCGCAACGCTGGCGCTTTTTAAGCCCCGCGACCGCCGCCAACTACACTTTCCGCTCCCCTCTGCACGATGATTCAACAAGCCGCCTCCGGGCGGTTTTTCTTTTCCGTAAAATGCTGGCTTGTCTGGAAGAATCGTGCCATATCAAGACGGACTCATTCTGCAATGGCCGACACCAAAGACTTATCCCTCGTACAAGGCAAGACCTTCTCGCTAGTGTTGCGATGGGAAACCGAGCCATGCGTTTACCGAACGATCACCGCCATCCAGCAGACTGCTCCGGTACGCCTGACGGTCACAGGGCACGGTGCCCCCGACGGCTGGCGCTGTGGGGTGAGCAACGTCAAGGGGATGACCGAGATCAACGCCGAGGCCAATGCCCTACGTGAAAAGGACTTCAACCCCGTTACGGTGATCGACGCTAATACGCTTGAGATCAACAGCATCAACGCTGCCGGTTTCAAGCCTTACGTGTCTGGCGGCATCCTCCAGTACAACACACCGGTCGACCTGACGGGCTACGTCGCACGGATGAAGATCAAGGACAAGGTGGGTGGCACTGTTCTGGCCTCGACCGAAGCCGGTGATGCGCCGCTCGACATCCTGAGCATTGCACTCGACACCGCCAAATCCACCATCACCCTGACGATCAGCGCCACGGCTACCGCCGCGCTGACCTGGACCAGGGGCGTCTATGAACTTGAGATGGTCAGTTCGACGGGCGTTGTGACGACGATTCTGAGCGGCAAGGTGACAGTGGCCAAAGAGGTGACGACGTAATGCCTGAAAAAGACCCGGCAAATTGGGCGCTCGGTACATGGGTTCTTGCGCTGTCGATGGCAATTGGCGGCGGCCTGATCAACTGGTACGCCAGGATCAAGCGAGGTCATGCTCGAGTGTTTAATT